CTGGCGTGGTTGGGGCACTCCAAGACGCCAAGAATGTCATTGCCCAGACCGTTGGATATGGGCCGTTTCCTGGGCTTGTGGATTACTCCGCATCAGCCTCTGAGAATCTGACATCGTTCTTCACTGGTGAGTTTGGATCTACCCGCAACATCTTTGCCGGTGGGAACACGAAGCTGTTCAAGTTTGATAACACCGACCTGTCAATGGACAATGTTTCCAAAGCTGGTGGGTACACGGGAACTCAGCCGTGGAAGTTCACCCAGTTCGGCAAGGTTGTCATCGCCGCGAATGGAGCGGAGAAGCTGCAGGGATGGACGCTCGGAACCTCAACCGCTTTTGCTGATCTAGCTGCCGCTGCTCCGATTGCATCTTATGTTTCAGTCGTGCGGGATTTCGTTGTTGCGGCGAACATCTCCAGCTATCCGAACCGAGTTCAATGGTCAGACATCAACGATGAAACTGACTGGACTTCGGGTGGGGCATCTCAATCTGATTACCAAGACATTCCTGACGGTGGAAACATCGTAGGAATCACCGGCGGCGAGTTTGGCCTTGTTCTGCTCGATGAGGCCATTGTGCGGATGTCCTACATTGGGGCACCGTTCTTCTTCCAGTTTGACACCATCTCTCGCTCTCTTGGGTGCTATGAAGCTGGATCTGTTGCCCAGTACGGCCCACTTACTTTCTTCCTGAGCGATGACGGGTTCTATGTCTGTGATGGACAGTCTGTAAAGCCAATCGGCGCAGAAAAGGTTGATCGCTGGTTCTTTGACGACCTTGATCCTGCTAATGTCTCCAAGATGAGTTCGGCCATTGACCCCGTGAGAAAGGTTGTGGCCTGGAGCTACCCCAACACGCGGGCTGGTCAGTCGATTCTTATGTATAACTGGCAGGTTCAGCGATGGACATACGCCGACACCGCGGCCAATTTTATTTCCTCGATGGCGACCTTTGAGGTGACGCTAGAGGGATTGGATCTGTACTCGGCCAGCCTGGATGCTTTGGATACCTCTCTAGATTCTCGGATCTGGCTTGGTGGCAAGTTTGTGTTTGCTGGTCTTCAAGGCGCAAAGATCGTCTCGTTTACCGGCGAATCAACCGCAGCGAATGTGGAGACTGGAGACTTCGTGGCCGGTCAAAACTCGGTTGTCAGATTGGCCCGTCCTCAAGTTGATAACGGCTCTGCGTCCGTTTCTGTGGCCTCTAGAGACCGTTTGGACGATGCTATTGCTTTCGGATCTTCATCTTCTGCGGACTCTGACAATCGAGTGAGCCTGAGAAGTTTCGGCAAATATCACCGTCTGAGGGTTGTCCCTAGCGGAGACTGGACAACGATGGTTGCTGTTGATGTGGACACCATTCAGGCGGGGCGGCGCTGATGTTTCGCGTTCTTCCCCCATTCGGAGGCGATCCTCGGGCCACTGCTGAGATCGTCAATGGGCTGATGAATGGGAAATCGAATAACACCGGGACGGTAACGCTCGCCACGGGTGGTGCGTCAACGACCACGATCTATGACGCTAGGATCAGTCCTGAGTCCAAGATCATTCTGATCCCATTCTCGGCAAACGCCTTTAATGACAAGATCCCTTATGGGGCGTTTCAAGACTCCACGGACCAGACTGCGGCCTCAACGACCGCAGCTTATGCGGTCACTTACAACACAACGGACTATTCCAACGGGGTCACTGTATCAAACAGCTCGCGCCTGAATGTCACTAGTCCTGGTATTTACAATATTCAGTTCTCGTTCCAGTTTGCCAACACGGACACCCAGATTCAAGACATTGACATTTGGTTCCGCAAGAACGGGACGGATGTTGCTGGGTCAAACAGTAGATTTTCCATTCCAAACTCCCACGGCGGGACAAACGGTCACCTTATTGCCTCGCTTAATTACTTCATTGAGTTGGCGGCGAATGACTACATCCAGATCATGTGGGCGACCACATCAACGGCTGTCACGCTTGAGCAGATACCTGCCCAAACAAGCCCTACAAGGCCAGCGACTCCATCGGCCATTGTGACGATGACTTATGTCTCGATGGCCTCAATCGCCAATGTGTATGTAAGCTCCCAGGCCCAGGGAAGTGCGGTTATTACGCACTTTGCCAATTCCACGGCAGACAAGACATTTGCTTATGTGGTGGTGGGATGAATGTCCGCTTGATTTCCCCCAATGATCTGAGACAATGGTGGGGATTCGTCAGGCCAGGGCTTTTGAAGGTTCTTCAGAAGACCCCGGAGGGATGGATTCCCGAAGATGTCTATACAGACTGCTATAACGGGAAGTCCATGCTCTGGGTTGGACTGGATGACGCAAGGCCAGTCGGGTTCATGGTATTGCAACCCCGCGACTCCTCGCTCCATGTGTGGTGCGCCTATCTGCAAGAGGTGGGATATTTTGAGGAAGGCTGGCAGCATCTCCTGAACATCGCCGAACACGGTGACGCAAGACGGCTTACATTTGAGTCATGGCGACCTGGTTGGCAACGACAGGCTAAGAAACTTGGATTCAAGCCCAGATCATGGGCATTGGAGGTCTAAATGGGCGGCTCTACACGAGTGCAAACAACGACACAGCAGCTTGATCCTACTGTCAAGCCGTATGTGGAATATGGTCTAAGTGAGGCCAAGCGTCTCTACACCACAGAGCAACCGGAATACTATCCCGGACAAACCTATGTCGGCCCCAGTACGCAGACACAATCTGCGCTACAAGCTGCTCAACAACGGGCTGTGATGGGGTCACCTCTCCTCCCGGCTGCTCAGGCTCAGTCTTTGGCGACAATCCAAGGTCAATACCTCGGAGGCAATCCTTTCTTCCAAGGAGCCTTCCAGCCTGCAGCACAAGCGGCTCAACAGCAATACTTTGATGCTCTTGGGCAAGTCCAGTCTCGTGCATCTCAAGCAGGCCGCTATGGTTCTGGCGCGATGGTCAACATGGAAGACCGCGCACGAGGCCAATTCGCTCAGTCGCTGACAGACACCGCGGCTAAATTGGCGTACCAAAACTACGAAGCCGAACGCGCTCGCCAGCAGGCAATGCTTGGGGCCGCGCCTGCTCTTGCTGCTGCAGATTACACCGACATCGAGCGATTGGCTCAGGCCGGTCAAACTGCTGAACAGTATCAACAAGCCGCGCTCCAGGCTGATATTGATCGTTTCAACTTCCAGCAAGGCCTTCCGTCAAATCAGCTTAATCAGTATCTTGCAGCCGTCTATGGATCTCCTCAAGGCCGAGTGACATCAACGCCGGTTTACTCAAGCCGAGCCGGTGGTGCTCTTGGAGGAGCGTTGGCTGGTGGGTCTATGTTCGGTGTTCCTGGTGCGATTGCCGGTGGTATTGCTGGACTCTTGGGGGCGTAAATGAACGAACTCTTTTCTCAGCTCTTTGGTCAGCAACCAAGTTATGCCACGGCGCTTCTTGGTGAGGAAGAGGCTCGCCGACTCCGACAGCAAGCCCAACAACAGGGTCTGCTGAATGTAGGTCTGTCTCTCCTTGCTGGGTCCGGTCCTTCCGCACAACCTCGAGGCATTGGTCAGCTTCTCGCCCAAGGCGTTCAAGCCGGTCAGCAGGCCTATCAGGGTGCGTACAACAAAGCCGTACAAGAGCGCGCTTTGATGGAGCAGCTTGCAGAGCGCCGACAGGCTCAAGCCGATGTTCAAGCGGCGCAGCAGGCTCTTCAGCAGTCATTCGTTGCTCGTGAGGGTGGCGCTGCTCCGATGCTGGACATGACCCGACTGCAGGGAATCATTGCAGGATTGACTCCTGGCGCACGAAGCCAAGTTTTGAAAGAGGCCGGTGCGATCAAGGGGGCATTCGCCGGGCCTAAGCTTGAGAAGCTTGGAGTTGAGGAGCGCTTGATAAATCCAGAGACTGGTGATGTTGTCGCCACTGGTGCTCCAAAACCGCGAGAGCCAAAGTTCACGACTGTCGATGTCGGAAACGCAATCATTGAATACATGGATGGTGTGGAAGTTGGCCGCAAGCCAAAGGGCCGAGCTCCAGAAGGTCCGGTATCGCTGCAGACCGTTGAGACAGAAGCAGGTTTGATGACCTTCAA